TTGTATCTACTCTACTTAGCCAACAATCAAATGCATCAGCTGTTCCAGCTTGTGCTTTTAATACATCTCCACTTTGTAATACTATTTTAGAACCACCTTGAACTACTTCAATTGATGAACTAGCTGGCACACTTACACCTTTTATTAAGTATCTTGTAGTGGAACCACCTTCAGATACAAATACATCTAATGTGGCTGTGGTTGTTAAAATGTTAGCAAAACGAAGACCCACTACAGCGTCATCACTATCAGCTGTAACTATAGTAGTAGCAGAGTTTGTAATTCTCTGTCCATTTGATTCAAAGTCTTGTGCCATGTTTTCTCCTTATTAATTAAAAAATGTAAATAAAACAGTCCTTTATTATATTATACATTCCCCTGTGTGTTTGTCAATCTTTTTTTATACTATAATGCGATTGCCATCGCTACTGCGAAGCCTGGTGAAGCATATAAAGTATCTGTAGATGTACCATTAATAGTTACAGCGTCAGCTTCAAGAGTACCATCTATATCTGCATCTCCAGATATATCTAAACTAGATGCCTCAATCTCACCACTTGCTTTAAATATTACATTGTCTCCACCAGATACTTCAAAAATAATTTGATTGTCTGTACCAAATTTAATTCTATTATCTGCGTCTCTACCTATTTCTAGACTTGTATTAACTACTGAAGTAATACCTGTCTGTGCTGCATCTACTGCTAATGTAACCGTATTTGAAGAAGCACTAGAAGCAAGTCCTGTACCACCAGCAACAGTTAATGTTTCACTATCAAGATCAATTGCAATAGTACCACTATCAGTTGTTATATCTAAATCTTCTGCAGTAATTTGAGTATCTACATATGCTTTTACAGATTGCTGTGTTGGAACTAATGTAGCAGAATTACTGCTCATATCATCTTCATCAACAAAAGCTGTAATAGTTATAGAGCCATCTGATAAACTACCATAAGTAACTGTACCTGTAGTTGTTATTGCAGATGATCCATTGTTTATAGTACCAAACCCTGAAGTAATTGATCCACTATTTAGTGCACCTACTGTTGTTGCTGCAGTAGTAACAAGATTAGGCATTGCTGTAATTTCATCATCAAAGTATGCAGCTAAATCTGTAACTGCAACTTGAACCATAGTGCCGTTATCATTTAAGACAACTCTATCGGCATCTGCAACAGTAGTAGAAGTAGCTGATGTGCCACCATCTACAATGTTTAACTCAGCAGCTGTAGAGTCAACTGCAGCTAGTTTTGTAAAGTCTGCTTGTACTAAACCAGATACACCATCAAGTAAGTTAAGTTCTGTAGCCGTTGAAGTTACTGTTGTACCATTAATAGATAAAGCATCTGTTTCTAAAGTTCCGTCAATATCAGCATTACCAGATATATCTAATGATCCTGCATCTAACTCTCCAGTTAATGTTATGTTTCTAAATGATCCAATATCTTTATTAGAATCTACAACAACTGCTTTAGATGCTGCTACAGTTCCTGCAGTTACACCATCAATAGTTTCTAATTCTGCTTCATTAATATTTGCAGAACCAATAACAAAGCTAGTACCAGTAATTGCTGTACCTGTTATGGCACCTGCACTAGATCCACCAATAGTTACACCATCAAGTGTACCCCCATTAATATCTGCAGTATCTGCAACTAGAGCATCAGTTGTTACTGTACCATCAAAGAATGCATCTTTAAATTCTACAGAACTTGTACCTAAATCAATATCGTTATCTGTTGATGGAACAATTGCACCATTAGTAAATGTTACTTGATTAGCACCACCAGCTGCTACTGTAATAACATCAGAGCCACTAAATGTAATACTTGTGTCTGTATCTGCGTCTCCACTAATTGAATCTAATTGTATATTACCAGCATTGGTAAAGTTAGAATCACTTAGATCAAATGTTCCTGTAACGTCTAGATTACCGCCAACTGATAGATTGCCTGATACATCTACTGCACCATTAATATCTACTGTAGTAGCTGCTATCTGTATTTCTGTATCTGCCACTAGGTCTAGCTGACCATCTGCAGATGAGTGAATATATATTGCTGTGTCTCTAAATTGTACTTTCTCTGTGCTAGCTATTAACAGATCATCAGAAAACTCAAAGTAATCTTCATCTTCTTTCCATGTTAATACACCATCATTACTATTTGCATTAAATGTAATTGCTATGTCTGTATCTGCATTAGTACCAAATGTTAGTGTATTACTAAATAATTTAGATATAGGCCCACCATCTCCAGCAGTACTGCCATCGTGTGTGTGACCTGTTGATACATTAAACGCTGCTAGTATCGCATTAAACTCATCATTAGTATGAGCTGCGGTAATAGTATCGCCATCACTGTATGAGCTTTGTCTAGCTGAATATACTGCCATTATCTTCTTCCTCCTGGGACAAATTCTAATTCAAAACCTTTTAAACTTATTGGGGGGTTTGTGCTATCGTCTGTAACTTTTAAAGCAACTGTAAACCCTGAACCCACAACGTGTTGCCTTACTAGTGGTATGCCTGACTGTCCATAAACAGATGTATTATAAACTCCAGTTCCATATAATGCAGGTACGTTACCTGTTGTTATTGGTACTGCTGCAGGTTGTGGTGTAGTGCTTGCATCAAAATCGTATCTAACTTGTAAGTTAGCATCCACTGCACCTTCGTTAGTATAGTTAACGATAACTCTTTGCATATTTTTTCTTATGCCTGGATCTCCCATTGTTAAATCAGGAGATCTGTATCTTCCTGGTATAGCTGCTGTTGTAGCAGACCTAGTAAATTCATTTCCAGATTCTTGTTGGTATACATAACCATCATATCCACCACTAACAACAGTTTCTGTATTACTTATAAAATCCGAATCAGTAGACGATACTTTTAATCCATTTATATCTGCATACTCATAGCCAAGCTGTCCTGTATTTGGATTAGTTTTAATTACTCCTATAATACCTTTTGATCCTGATTCTGCACCAGTTGTTACTGGATAAAATAATCTATATTGTGATTTATTTCTAATAACTAAGGATGAAATGTTATCTAAAGTTATATCATCAATACGCTGTTGTATTTGTTTAGATATAGTTCCTAACTCTACGTCACCAATTCTTTCTGTACCAGCAATAGTTCTTAAACCGTCTGGTGCTAAATATATAATATCACCACCAAGTTCTTGTATAGATCCACCATCAACACATCCTATTTTTCTTGTTACAGGTGCTATAGCAAAATCACTTTCTGTATTTCCTGTTAATTTAAATATTTTATCTTGTCCAAATATAAATAGTGCATCTCTAAATACTTTTAATCCTTTTATATCTGTGTCTACTTTAATAACACCACCACCATTACCATTAGTAAAATCATTAGTTTGAAAAGGACCCATAAAAGTAATCTGCTGCTCTGCACTTGGGTTACCTGCAAAAAATAAATGATTCTTAAATATTTCTACATGCTTAAAATTTGCTGTCCCTGTAGCATTTATAACTGAAGCAGAAAATGCAGAAGTTAAAAGTTGTGGGCTAGAAGTTCCTGTAGTAATAACTATTCTATCAGTACCATCAAAATTAAATTTTCTAAACTCATAGTTTGTAGTAGGTGTTCCTAAACCTGTTATAGTAGAAGTCCAACTTCCTGATCCAGTAGCTGCTCTATGTATACTACCACCTCTACCTGCTAATACTACACTACCAAATATAGCTGACATTACAACTCTTTCAGTTGATGCAGATACTTGCGGCACAATATTAGAGTTCCATTTAGTTGTTCCTAATATTTTTTTATAGCCACCTTTAACATCTGGCTCAAAATTTTGTAATACTTTTGTTTCTCCAGGTTGATATGAAAATGAATCTTTATTTAAAACAAGTCCACCGCCACAGCCAAATATAAAGGGAGATATCTGTGAAGTATCAGCCACTAATTGCACCCCTTCTATGATATCCTAAATTAACTCTAGTATCTAGCATTTCAGTAGGCGCATTAATTAATTCTATTCTCATTCTTTTAATACCAGATAAAAAATCTTGGTTTGCAAATTGAGTAAACTGTGGATCTGATCTTAAAGAATAAATATAATATTTTGCTCTTGATACAACTACATCATGAAATCTTGCAGGTATATCTGGTTCATCTGTAGCACCAGATAGGTCAGAATGAGTTTTCCAATACTCATAATTTATTGTATACTTATCAGAATCAGGTATTGGATACAGGCCAAACTTATCATCTTGAGTTCTAAATACAAAATCAGGTGTGTTATAGTGATTACTATTATTAGTTTGTGCTGTAGACAAAAATCTTCTTCTATAATCATCATATGTTATATATACTAATTTTTTAGGTCTTATATCTTCTGATATTTTTACATAATCAACATCTAAATTATTTGAATCATCATTATCTAAAGTAATATGCGATGTAGATGCTGTAGCTGTAAATATAGTATCTAATATTTTACCATCTCCAAAGTCTGTTACAGTTACTGTAGTGTTTAAATTTTGTGTTCCTGCAGCTGAAGTTCCTACTTGTACTTTTAAACTAGATCCTCCTGAAGAGCTATCCATAACTCTTACTTGTACTCTATATGTTTTATTTTTTACAGTTGCTAAACTAGCAGAGGCTGCTGCTGCATTTAATCTTAATCTTCCATTGCCTCCTGAATTATATGCAGGAGTTCCTGATACTGTTGACCAGTTACTTATGTTACTATCAAAAGTAGTGTTAGTTACAAGTTCTGTTGGAACTAAATAAAAAGACTCAAAATCAACTGATCTGTAATCAGTAGGTAAATCATATTCTTTTTGCCCAGCAAATGTTGCTTGAGTTTTATCACTATGTAACCAAGGCCATTCTAGCTCTGATGAATATACATCTCGCAATGCTTTATTAACTACATCTTTAGT